ACGGTCGTACTCTCCGGCGACCCCACTTGCGAGAACACGGTGGAATACGTTGCGGACGTGCTGATGGATCGACTGCCGATCAAGAGTCTCAAGATCAGGCTTCACGAGACGTCTTCGTACTCAGTCTCCACGTCAAGACACCATTCAGACATATGATGGACGGATGAATCCCGACATAACGCTCCCGGTTGCGGAGCAGTTCATGTCGATCCAGGGCGAGGGACCGACCGCCGGGAAACCAGCGTTGTTCCTTCGTCTCGGATACTGCAATCTCAAGTGCGGTAACCCGGATGACCCGGATCATCCCCAAGAGGAGATGGAGACCGAGGACGACGCCACGTGGTTGTGCGATACGATAGAGACATATCGGAATCCCGAACCGGTCAACGCCACGGACCTGATCGATGAATGGGTCCGGAATGGACATCTCGGGTCGCTTAACGACGGGACGGCGAACCTGATCCTCACGGGGGGAGAGCCGATGCTCCACCAAGACAAACTCGGGAGGCTGCTCAAAGAACACGAGCGGATCTCCGTTGAGGTGGAGACCAACGGGACGATCAGCCCCAAGACTCCGTTCGACGACTACGTCAACCACTACAACGTCAGCGTCAAACTGTCCAACTCGGGGATGGCGGAGTCACGCCGGATCGTCCCCGAACCGATCAACCGGTTCGCGGCCGACCCCCGAGCGACGTTCAAATTCGTTGTCTCCCGGGACCAAGACATAGACGAGATTAAGGATCTCGCCCGGCGTTTCGGGATCGCTCCGTCGGATATTATGCTGATGCCGGCCGGTGCGTCCCGAGACGATCTGCTTGACAATTACCCCGAGGTTATGGATCTGTGCCAAGAGCACGGATACCAGTTCTCTCCTCGTCTGCAAGTTAGTGGCTACGACGAGGCGACCGGGGTATAGCGGATCTCGCGTTTATTTGTTGGAATCTCTATGAATCAAAACTCATCTCCTACACCCGAACCGAACGGAACAACCGCACCCACGGATTTGCCGTCAGAGGCCAAACAGACGGATTGCACGCCCGATCTAGAACCGGTCAAGTCGGCGTTCGTGGACTTTATCGAGGCACTCAACCTCAACGGCGACTCTGAACACCTCGACGAGACGCCGCGGCGTGTTGCGGAGTCCCGTGTCGAAGAACTGTTCGCGGGACTGTGGGTTGATCCTCGACGCCATCTAGAGACGACTTTCGACTCGGACGGGAGTCACGAGATGGTGATCGTCGATGGGATCGATGTTGCGTCGATGTGTGCCCATCACTTCCTCCCGTTCCGAGGGCAGGCCCACATCGGATACGTCCCCGGCGACGAGATCGTGGGGCTGTCGAAGTTCTCCCGCGTAGTCGACGACTACGCTCGCCGTCCACAGGTTCAGGAACGGCTCACTACACAGATCGCGGATGCTGTCGACGAAGAACTCGATCCACAGGCAGTGATCGTCTGCCTGGAGGCCGAGCATGAGTGCATGGCGCTCCGGGGGGTTCAGGAGCCCAATGCCATGACTCGGACCAGCGCCCTCCGGGGCAAGGCCCGTGAGGATCCTGCGCTCCGAGAGGAGTTTTTCGATCTGGTGAAGGGGGTGTCGGCGGATGAGTGAGCTGACCGTCGGTGACGTGGTCCCCAAGGCCGTTGCAGACACGATCGAGATCTGGTCGACTGACGACGTTCATCCGTACGTCAACAATCCGAAGGAGCACCCGGAGGAGCAGATCGAAAAGATCCAGTCGTCGATTAAGAACTACGGGATGGATCAACCGATCGTAGTCGATGGCGACGGTGAGATCATCAAGGGCCACGGCCGGTTCAAGGCCCTCAAGCGTCTCGGGTTGGACGAGGTTCCTGTCCTCCCGCGACCGGATCTGGACGAGGCCGAGATCAAGGGCGCACGGATCGCGGACAACAAGACCAGCATGGAGTCGGGCTGGGACATGGATACGCTGGCGGTCGAATTCGAGGATCTCGACCGTCAAGACGACTTTGAGGTCGAAGACACGGCCTTCGAGGAGGACGAAGTCGATGCCGTGATGGAGACCTCGGAGTTTAGTCTGGATGATTTCTTCGAGGAGGACGACGAGATCGACGAAGACGACGAGGATACCGGAGACGACACACAGACGGAGACCGTCGAGATAGCCGTCGAGTGCCCGGAGTGTGAGACGGAGTTCACCGTCGAGCACGAGATCGAATAGCTCCTATGTCCGGGTGGAACGGCCTCCGGATTCACGTTGCCGGGACGGACACAAAGGCGGAGTCGTTCTACGAGCACAAGTTCCCGTACGTGCTCGAATCGTTCGAGTACATCGAGGACTGGCAGGTCGCGTACGCGAAGTCGGATCACTGCAAGCAGTTCATGCTTGACTCAGGGGCGTTCACCTTCATGCAGGACGCCAGTGGGTCCGAAGATATCGACTGGGACGACTACGTCGACGACTACGTCCAGTTCATCAATCGGCACGACTTCGATTACTTCTTCGAGTTGGACATCGACTCGTTGGTCGGTCTCGGGCGCGTACACGAACTCCGAAACCGACTGGAGCGGGGGACGGGGAAGGACTGCATCCCTGTCTGGCACAAGAACCGCGGGAAGGACGCATGGCTTGATCTCGTCCGCGACTATGATTACGTCGCCATCGGGGGGATCGCTGGCGGCGAGATCACGAGTGGCGAGTTCAAAGTTCTCCCGTGGTTCACGGAGAAGGCGCACGAACACGACTGTAAGGTCCACGCGCTCGGGTTCACTCCGTTGGAAGACCCGGAACAGTATGGTTTCGACTCCTCTGACAGCACGTCGTGGCTGTTCAACGGGAGTCTGAACGGGAAAATGGTCGTGTTCGACGGACAGGAGATGCAGGACTACTATCGGCCGGACGATCACCGGATGGTCGATCCGGACGAGATCGACGAACACAACCTACGTCAGTGGAAGCGGTTCGTGCAGTACCACTCTGACGAGACGCTCAACTGAGTTCTTTCTCTCTCTCTCTCTCTCTCTATCATGGCTACTGACGATACGAACACCGAGGAACAGAGCGGCCCGACTGACATGGATGCTGAACTTGTCAGCCGTAGAGAAGAGACCTGGCAGCGGCTAGTAGTCCATGGGCAGTCCTACCGGAACGTCGTACAGGCGATTGCCAAGAAGTACGACGCGACGGAGTCGGCTATCGAGACGGATATTAGCCGGATGGACGATTGGCTCCCGAAACTCGACGCTTCGAGCCTCGAATCCGGTGTTTCGCGGCTTCGGGAACAGCGTCAGAACCGGCAGAATCTCCAGCAACTCGCCCGGAAAGCTCGCGAAGAAGGCAACCTCGAGATGGAACTCAAGGTCCGCCGGCAGATCGACCGTGCCATTGAGACTGACGTGGAGCTTTCCCAGTCTCTTGGTCTGACCGACGAAGAACCAGAGGAGGTCGAGATGACGTGGAAGGACGGGTTGGAAGCGGCGGTCGAACACAACATGGACGAAGACGACGACGGGAACGATCCCGGCGACGACAGCGTCGAAGAACTGTACGAGTAGCGACCCCCGAAGCGGTTTTCATACACAGATATGGCAGCGGACGCTCCCTCTCTCGCGCCCTATGCTCCCGGAGCTGGGGAAGACCGGTATATCCGGTTCTCGGAAGACATCTTTGGTCTTGATCTCAGCGAGACACAGGAGCGAATCCATCGGGCGGTAGCGAACCATCGGAAGGTACTGATCGTCTCGGGAAACGGTGTCGGGAAGTCCTACGGCGTTTCGTCGATCTCTGGGGGATTCCTGTTCTGTAACCCCAACTCGACGGTAAACATCACGTCCGGATCGTACTCGGTTTTGGAAGACACGATCTGGCGGCCGCTGAAGGGACTTCACAAGCACGCGAAACAGGAGTACGGTCTACCAGGGCGTCGGCTAGAGAGTCCTCCCCAACTTCTGACGGAGCTTGACGACGAGTGGTACCTGAAGGCGATTTCGCCGCGGAACCCGGACGATCTGGAGGGCCGTCACAACGACTATATGATGTATGTGGTCGAGGAGGCCGACAAACCCTCGATCACGCAGGAACACATCGACTCGGCAGAGTCCACGATTACGGACGACCGGGACCGGATGGTTGTTATCGCCAATCCGCCGAAAGACGAGTCGAACATTGTTTACGATCTGATGCAGAAGGACGACTGGCACGTCGTCCAGTTCTCGTCGTTCGAGAGTCGGAACGTCAAGATCGATGCAGAGATCGAAGGCTACCAAGACAAAGACCGAATCCCCGGACTGGTTAACCTCGAGAAGATAAAGCAGAACTGGCGGTCGTGGAACCAGAAAGAGTGGCCCGGGTTCGAGGAAGCCCGAGACAGTCGAGATCCCGCGCTCGATTCGCGGTGGTTCAGAAGACGTCTTGGGGAGATTCCCCCATCGGACGGGACGATTCACCGACCGATTTACCCCGAACACGTCGACGAGGCAGCCGCGACGGTTACGGAAGACGACGAGGAGCCGCTCACGAAAGATGAGATCCCGCTAGTCCGGAAGGGAATTGGCATCGACATTGGCCATCAGGGCGGGGACAGAACGACGGTGATAGAGGTACGGGGAAATCACCTCGTGGTCTTTGCGACCGAGCAGTTCAACCGCCATTACGAGAACCGGCGTCTGATTGACCAAACGATGGACGCGGCCCCGTTGAAAGGTCACCTGGCGATCGACGCCATCGGAGAGGGATCTGGACCTGCTGACGATGCAGACCTGGAGTATCCGAACGCGTTCCGCTTCAAGGCGTCGTCGAATGCGCTTCAGAGGTCTGAATACTACGACAAGAAGACTGAGGCATACGATCTGCTCGGTCAGTTCCTTCGAGATGGCGGCGTGGTGCATAACGACCGGCTGTTGGAGGAACTGTACGCGGCAGGGAGAGCAATGGAATTCACCGAACGATCTGTCCGCGGGGATGTAGTGCTCCGGACTACGAAGTCCGGAGTAAGAGACCGCCTCGGACGGTCGCCGGACCTGCTGGATGCAGCGTCGATGGCAGTATGGGCGATGGAGATGGACAACCCGAAAGCGGCTGGTCGGCAGTCATCGGGAATGTTCGAGACGAACCCTTGGTGAGCTACCCATGAACGCAGACACCTCTGAGACGATCCCCGACGAGTTTCGGGCCTCTCGCGACTACGACCAGTATGCAGAGGCGGGTCGGGGTTTCTTGGCCATGCAGGCCGCCTCAAACGGTCAGTCTCCACCGGAGGTCAACGACGATCAGGCGGCCGAGGTCGGGCTGTTCGTGAACGAGGCCATGTCGCTGGCAGAGGCCAAGTCACAGCGACGGACCATGGGCGGCCCCGGGATCTCTCATGACGGGGATCGGGATATCTGGAGCACGCTTGGGTACCCAGAGAACGAGAATATTGACGCTCACGACCTGTATCAGAGGTACAAGCGTCAGGATATCGCACGGGCAATCATCACGGAACCAGTAGAAGCGACGTGGCGTGAACCCCCGAGCATAACGGACACGCCGGAGACGGACGATCAGACGGACTTCGAGAAGGATATAAAAACTCTTTTGGATGGCGTTCATCTTCAGCGCGACTTCTTTAATTATTGTGAGTGGGCAGACAGACTCCAGCGTGTTGGCGAGTATGGTCTGATCTTCTTCGGCTTCGACGATGGGAAACGGATTTCTCAGCCCGTAGATGCAGAGGAGATCAACGGGCCTGAAGATCTCCAATATATCGAGGTTTTCTCGCAGGTGGACGTGACGGATTGGGAGCTCGCCCAACCGGGGTCAGACTCTCGGGAACCGGGGCTACCCAAGACCTATGAGATCCGCTTCGACCAACCCGAAGCCGACGCAGACAGTTCGGATTACGACGAGCGAGTGGTACACCACAGTCGGGTGCTCCACCTGACTGAACAACCCGAAAGCTCGGTGCTCAAGCATACACCGGTTCTGTATCCGATTCTCAATCGGCTCGTCGATCTCGACAAAGTAGTGGGCGCGGCGGCGGAGATGTATTGGGGATCCGCCGATCGCAAGTTCTTCGCGTCTGCTGAGGGAGCTGGCGTCGACCAAAGCGACGTACAGCGATTCGACGAGCAGATGTACGAGATGGTGAACGGGATGCGAACCACCGCTTACGGGAGGAATATGGATCTCGAAGTGATCGACGGACAGGCCGTCGATCCATCGGGGATCATCGACAAGATTATCGAGCACATTGTCTCGGTGGTCGGGATTCCGAAACGGATTCTTCTTGGATCGGAACGTGGAGATCTTGCGTCGTCCCAAGACACCGCTAACTGGGTCGCACAGGTCCAAGAACGCCAGACGCAGTTCGTCACGAGCGTTATCATTCGCCGGGCGATTGACCTTCTCGAAAAGTACGGTGTAATTGCACCACCGAAGAAGGGAGAATACAGTGTTGATTGGCCGTCTCTGTATCAACTCGACCGCCAAGACAAGGCCGACCTCCATCAGACTGAGGCGTCTGCGTTCAAACAAGCAGAGGACGCGGTCACGTTGGGTGCGCCGACCGAGTTGGTTTACAAGCGTCTTGGATTCTCACAGGAGGAGATCGGGAGCGCCCTCGGCGACGAGACTGGATCAGTCCCCGAGGAGCGGGGTGAAGATGCAACCGCGGTCGAACGGACTGGCGGCGACGTGAACGACGACATTGGCGTCTCCTCGGATGTGAACCGGTCGGACCTCGTTGACTATATCCAAGACGAAAAACCGCTTCATGAGCCAGGAGATGTGGTTCAGGTGAAAGGGAGTGGGCTCGGTGTCGTGACCGCGACGCTCACCGAGGAGTTTGCGTTCCCGACCCCGGACGGCGACAAGCGAAAGGTGACTGCAACGACGGGGACTCCTGCCTATGTCGTCGCGCTTGCCGATGGCGGATCGGCTGCATACCGCGGTGCCGGGCTCACAGAGTCCGCGTATGATCCGTCTCCCGAGACCGACGCAATGGAGTATCAGATCACGCCCCGGATCAACGAAACTCCTGACGGAGACCTCCCCAACGGATGGGACCGGGAGACCCTGTTACAGTGGTGGTCGTCAATCGGGGGGACGTGGGGGTCGGCGGTCGCTGACCTGTCTGATGAGCACGGGGAGGATCAGGCGGAACGGCTGGCAAGCAAGATGAAGGACAAGGTGCTGGCGACGACTCGGTGGCGCGGAGAGTTCTGACGACACTACCGATGAGACGGCCCGGTGCCCCACCCGGGCCGTTGAGGGGCTCTGCCGTCGTCTGCTGAATACTACCTTTCAATACCTACTATGGCTGACACTGAGAACTACGAGCATCTACTTGATCGTAAGAACGTACTGGCGGTAGAGTACGACGAGCAGTCCGAAGAAGTCGTCACTCTCGTTTCGCAGAAAGAACCGGAAGACGATCTCCCTGATGCCGAGCTGGTCGATAATCAGACCGAGGAAGATACCGACGTGATCGATCTCGGGATGGGAGAGGAACGCGAGGCGTTTGAGCCTCTCGTGGACGTAGAGATTCCTGAGGCGCAGTCGGATAAGCAGACACGACACCGTCCGATTCCGGGAGGCGTCTCCGAGATCAATGCCAACTCGACAGCAGCGACCGGTGGACCGTATCCGGCGGTCGTTACGGATCCAGATGCGTCGTCTGCCAAGTGGGACTCGGGCGTCGACCAGGGTCAGTTCGTTCGTCTGAGCAACAACCACGTCTACGCTCGGGTCAACAAGGCCGACTTCGACGAAGACGTGATCCAACCGTCGCCCATGGACGGCGGTTCCGTCGACGATCGTGTCGGGAGTCTAGCGGGATACGTGCCGATCGACGATGGGGAGTACGCCGACGCGGCGGCTAGGACCGTCGCTCCCGAACGAGAGACGGCCGTGTGTCACGACCTCGACCTCTCTCCGGTCGGCGTCTATCGGGAAGACTACTCGACGCTGAAGTCGGAACCGGTTGTGAAGACCGGCCGAACGACCGGTGTCACCGAGGGGAAGATCGTCTCTACGTCTGCTTCGCTCAAGGTCAACTACGGCGATGCAGGCACGATCCTGCTCCGAGACCAACTCGTGACGGACGCCGAGTCTGCGGGCGGAGACAGCGGATCTCCGATGCTACTGTCCGATTCGGGACAGCTCGTCGGGATGCTGTTCGCGGGTGGCGGAGGCTACTCGATCATTAACAAGATCACGCATGTCGAGGAACAACTGGGTGTGCGAATCCTGTCCGGAGAGCCGATGTTCGCTGGCGGGTACACTACCCATCAGAGTCAGGGGGTGTGGGCGGCCGAGGATTCGCTGGTTCTTCCGGCCTCGATCGCTCCCTACGTCTTCACAGAGAACCGTCGGGAGATCCTCCGCGTGCTCGCGTCCGACGACACTACCATCACGTCTATCTCGGATCTGGCGGATGTGACCGACCGGTACGATACCCACGTGAGCCAAGACATCAATCTACTCCAGTCGTGGGGCATCGTGAAGTGCGACGACGAGGGGCGGCGCCGCGTCCCGTCGCTGGTGGAAAAACGGATTCTGGTCGAACCGATCCTCGCTGGCTCGGCCACGTCTGCATGAGTTTCCGGACAGAGGTTCAGAGACTCGTCGAGGAATACGACTACCTCTCTGTGTCGGAGCGCAAACAGGCGCTCCGTGCAATCGCCTCCGACCTGAACGACACGGAGGAGACGCGGAACGCGGACGGTGGCGGAGAACTGACAGTGGCAACCGACTCCGAAAACGCGTCACGCCGGATCGACTGAACAGGTGCTCTCCCAATGACGTGGGGTTTTCCCCACCGAGGGGTGTGTAGCTCGCGTAGGCGGTTTCTGACAACCGTCATGGCCGGCCGAGACAAACGCTGGTCAGAACATGGTAGACGCTCCATTTGTGTGGGTATGGTGCGCCTACAGAGTGAGAGGCAGTAACTCGGGGATAACCCGAGGAGCCAAACCAGCGTGCAGTGAGATTCTGTGGCCGGCCAATTCGGTACGATAGATAACGGTTTTCGATATGATCGAGGATACTCTCAAGACGAATGGCGTACAAACTCTGAGTCCTGGCGGTAGCGTGACGCTTGAGGCGGAGACTCGGAGAGCTGACACAATCCAGGTATTTATCGACGACGGGACAGGGAGCGCACCTAGTTCGTACGACTTCTCGGTTGAGGTCTATTCCGAAAATCAAGAGATCTGGCACCCGGTCACGTCTGCGACGGGACAGACTTCTCAGCGGCAGACCCCGGAGACGATCCCACCGAAGGCACGGATCACGGTTACCAGACCGTCGTCGGCTTCCTCGTCGGCAGATTATCGGGTGTACGTTGTGACGTACTCTTCATAACTCTATCTGGATTACATCGGTAGTGTCGTAAACTATCTGCGGGCGCCTCGGTGCGGTGACGCCGCCATCTCGCTCACGGCGAGACCGAGGCTTCTCCGGTGGCGACCCAAGATGCTCTGGCGTCGGTGGGAAGCCGGCAAAACTGCGGCCAACATCTTCGCGTAAGCCAACAGTTCCACCGGAGGCTTCTGTACGTGTGTCGGATAAGACACAGATCTCATAGGCATCTACTCTCTGGCATTTCCTCTCTATCTCCTCTCTCCTCTATCTGGAGTGTATCGGTCCTTGATGGCGGCAAGAACGGTTCGATCCCGTTCGAGGACATATCCAATGACGGGGGTGGCCGTACCCGGGCCACGTCCGGAGGTCTCCCACGGGGCAACGATGACATGACCTATCAGACTATTCCCGGCGCATCGTCCCCTGACGGCTCTACGAGCAGGTTCGGCAACACCACATGGAGTTAGTCACAAACGAGATCAACACGGCCGACGTGCGTTATGAGACGCTCCAAGGCCGTGAATATCTGGTCACGGATGTGACAGCCGTTCGGGCCATGAATCTCAATGGGGGCTACGTCCCCGGCGAGGAATGGCAAAAGAGCGCATGGCAGTGGTCTCGGATGCCACTTCCGATCGGCCATCCGACCAACGCCCACGGCGATTACATCTCGGCGCGTTCCCGCGAGGTCGTCGACAACGCTGTCGTCGGTGATTTCTACTCGGTCAACTACGATTCGAGTACGAGGTCGCTTGATGGCGAGCTGTGGATCGATCTCGAACAATCTAGTTCGATCGGTGGGTACGCCCAGATGGCCGTGGATATGCTCGAAAACGGAGAGCCGTTGGAAGTCAGTACGGCCTACCGCGCCGAGGAAGGAGAACCCGGGTACTACGATGGCGAGTACCGACAACAGGTAAAGGTCGATCTGAAACCCGACCACCTCGCTCTACTCCCGGGGGATCTCGGCCCCGGTAAATGCAGCGTCGAAGATGGTTGTGGCACCGGAACGCAAGCCGCGGTCGCCAATGCCGACCAATCTTCGTCTGAGTTTGGGGTCGAACCTCTCGTCGGAGGCTACATCGCTGACGGACCTGCGGGCGAGAGCGCCGAGCGTGTCTATCTCAACATGAAGCTCAAAGTTCTACAGAACGCTCGGACTCCCGAGTACGACAGTACAACCTCTGACGAAGAATGGGAACGACCCAGTCTCGACGATTACATCAGCGCCTACTACTCGCACACCGACGCAAACGAACCGGACGATCGTCCGTCCGATGTATCCGATCTCTCGTCGGACGCCGCCGAGTGGATCGCTAAGAAATCGCTTCTTGGTGATCCGGACGCGGATCAATACACCGAACTGGTGTATTTCCCCGTGGTTGACCCGTCCTCGAACGATCTTTCGGAGAGTGCTCTGGAATCTGTTCTCTCCACTCTCGGATCTGCGGGAATTTCCGAGGACCAGGCGGACTCCGTTGAGAGCAAGACAAAGAGTCTGCTCCGAGACGAGTTCGACCAGTCGTTTGAGGGGAACCAGACCGACGAGGGCTCCGACGACTCCCCATCCCCGACGGTGAATCTGTCGGAAGGGGACACGGTCTACTGGGAAACAGACGATGGGAAGCGGTACGGTACTATCGTCGACACCTTAGAGGATCGGTCGGACGCGATTGTAATGGTTGAGCCGTACGCGTTAGTAGAAGGCACTGAGTGGGAACGTGTCGGTGGGGAAATAACCGTTAGTCGGGGCAAGATCACCGTGATCGACGCGCTTCCCGAAGCGTCAGATGTCAAAGCTAACGGGTCGACTCCCATCGATCGGCTGGCTAACGCCTTCGCCGATGCACTCCGACGGGAGCAGACGCCGACTCTGAACGAATTCGACTCTCCGTCTTCGGAGGGTGGCCCTACCGGTACGGAATCTGGCGGGGAAGACTCTGCCGAGGACTCTCCGACAGTCAACGTCAAGGAGGGGGATGCAGTCAATTGGGAGTCGGATTCTGGACAACGATTTGGTATCGTTGTGGACGAACTGGAGGACGAATCTGACGCTATCGTTCTCGTACAACCCTATACACCGGACAATGGCGAGGAATGGTCTGACTCCGGGAGTACGGAGACTGTTCGGCGTGATACTCTGACTGAAATCGAGCAATTCCCCGATCCCGAAGACGTCGAAGCCAACGCCAACGAGGCCAGCCTGATCGACCGGCTGGCCAATGCCCTCCGTCGAGAGGCGGTCGCGGACTCTCCCGGTGAGGGTTCAGAGGCCAGCACCGACTCCGGCCCTATCGAAACCCGAGGATGTGGCTGTGAGTCGGATGGCGGTGCCTGCACCTGTGCCGACCACGGCCACTCCCACAATGACGACTCGGGGACAGATAGTGCTGTGACCGAATCTGGGTCCGCCTCTGCGGATGATGATGACTCCACCGGTACGGACGCCGGCGTGGACGACTCGGACACTGGGGCGGACGCGAACGACAACGACAACGACACATCATCCATGAGCGACTTCGACCTAGAAGCTATCTCGAACAAGACGGGCATCTCCGTCGACGATCTGAAGGAACTGAACGACGAACTGCTCTCCAATCTCGCTGATCTGGAGGGGGCAGACACCAACGACGGTGATGGCTCGGACGACGATGAGCCCGACGCCGCCTCGGACGACGGTGATGGCTCGGACGACGATGAACCCGACGCCGCCTCGGACGACAGCGACGACTCGGATGACGATGAGCCCGACGTCAACGACCTCGAACAGCGGATAGAGGCTATGGAGGAGAAGTTCGACAGCGTCCTCGAAAACGGCGGCACCGAGAAATTCGAGGATTCTGTTGAGTCCAAGATCGACGCAAAGCTCGAGTCGGAGGGTCTCAAGGAGGTCGCGGCCAACCATCGCGAGGAAAAGCAGACCAAGCGCGAGCGCCTCCAGAATACGATCCTCTCGAACACGGACGCGTACGACGAGGAAACTGTCGAGGCCATGTCTGACGACGCTCTGGAGGCAACGGCGAGCGAGCTTCAGCCATCGTCCGGGACGGACTTCGGCGCCCGTACGCCCGAGTCGGCGACAACGACGGTCGGAAACCGAGCGGAGGAGTCTGATGCCGACGGTCCCTCGACGGTCGGGACCATGTCGGACTGGCAGGACTCCGAGTAGCGACTCACCGATTCACATAGCCATCTCAACACTCTCTCTGATCTCTCATGCCTGAGCCTAGTACGATCACTCTGCGTGGTAGCGACGAACTCGAATACCGCTCGGCCCCGGCCAGCGGTGAAGTCCGCCCCGGGCACCTCTTGGAGAAGTCGGGCCAGAACGTGCAGGTCCACTCGACGGCCGGCGCGAAGACTGCGCCTCTGATCGCCATCGAACGGCGGTCGGTCGGTATGGTTGCCGACGACCCCGACGGCGAACACGACACGTACTCAGACAGCGAGTCCGTTCTGTACGTCGTCCCTGACTCGGGGTACCAGTTCTACGGCCTCCTCGCTGGTGGCGAGACCGTGGCTGTGGGCGACCAGCTCGTCTCCGCTGGTGACGGGACGTTCCGTCTCCTCAACTCGGGGAACACGGGCGAGTCTCACGAAGACGTGATCGCGGAAGCGGCCGAGGCAGTCGACAACAGCGGTTCGTCGTCTGCGACTCGGTTCCGCTTCCAGACGCTCTAAACGGGTCGGATCGGCTCACAACCAACTTCTCTCTCACGTAAATCTCTAATGAGCGGTATCTCTCAGAACGTCGGTAGCACTGGTTCGGTACAGCAGACTCTCAGCAGTAACGTCGACGGGACCGGGCTGGCCTGGTCTCAGATGAACGCGAACAGCGCAGAGGATCGCCGTCAGATCCGGGCCAACGAGACGGCCCTGACTGACCGCGAGTGGGAACGTCTCGACGAGACGGTGTTCCCGGTTCTCGCTGATCAGCTCAATCTCGTGCAGGCGCTCGAAGGTGCCGGTCTCACGACCGACATCTCGATGGCGCACACGATCTCTACGTGGCGTGTCGCCACCGATCTGACCGAGGCAGAGCACAACATGGACGCCCGGACCCGGTCCGAGGAGGATCAGGTGTCCTTCACCAAGCAGGGCGTCCCCGTTCCGCTCACCCACAAGGACTACCGGATCGGCCACCGAGAGCTGAAGGAATCCCGGAACATGGGTACGGGCCTCGACACCATGATGGCTCGCTCGGCCGCCCGCAAGGTCTCCGAGGCGCTGGAGGATCTGGTGATCGACGGCCTGCCGGACCTCCAGATCCAGGACAACGGCACCATGATGAACCTCCCGGGACTCCGCAACCACCAGGACCGCGAGCAGTACAGTGGTTCCTCGTGGTCGACTCCGGACAACGTCACGACTGACCTCAACTCCATGATCGAGCGGCTGGAGCGTAACAACTTCGAGGCCGGCGGTCGGGGCTACTGGCTGATCCACGGGACCGGGATCAAGTCGAAGCTCCGAGAGGACTACGACTCGGACGGTGACAAGTCGGTCGCCGGTCGGGTCGACCAGATGTCTGAGATCCAGAACCGTCTCTACGTCCCGCGGATGCCGGACGGCGAGGCCGTGCTCCTGAAGCCGGTTCCGGAAGTCATCGACATCGCTCGCGATCCGGACGGCACGCAGAACATCCAGTGGTCGTCTCACGGTGGCATGGAGAATCAGTTCAAGGTTCTGTCACTCATGGCGCCGCGTCTCAAGAGCCAGGCGGACGGCTCGATGGGCGTGGTCCACGCGACTGGCCTGTAACGGCTCTCGTACCACCTCTCTAACACAACTTCACACACTTACTCTCATACATGACAGACGATCTTTACCGCGTCAAGCACAGTCCGATATATCACTCAGACGGCAGCCACGAGGTCGGCGAGATCATCGAACCCTCGGATGCTGTTCTCGAAGCGTTCGGTGACAATCTCGAAAAGACCGAGACGGACGCCGAGTCGGAGGACGCGTCGGCAGACAGCGAGTCCAGCGACGAGGAAGGTAATGGCGACGAAGACGCCGCTGACACGAACTCTAAAGTTGAAGCAGAGGCCGAGTCCGGCGAGGAATCCGCGGCCATTCTGGATAACTACGACGAGTTCTCGGTCGACGACGTGAAGGAGTGGGCCACGGAGGACGGCCGCACTTCGGACGAGATCGAGGCTGCCATCGAGTACGAAAAGGAAAACAAGAACCGATCCACAGCACTCGACGCTCTCGACGAGGAACGATCGAAGTAACGCCTCCGATCTGCACCGCGCTCAGATGACAATATCAACTAATGTTTCCGTACAGGACGTTCGGAACGCACTCAACGATGTTCCGCAGACAGTCGTCGCAGATGATGTAATACAGCAGGCGATCGACAACGCTGAAGTCATCGCGGGTGCGGAGGCAGACGACGATATTTCTTCTGATAGGCTGGCCGTTGCAGTGATCGATATCGCTGCATACCGGGTTGCGTCGGGTAACCGCGATCTGTTCGTATCCGAGAAATCGGCTCTCGACCTCGAGAAATCTGTCGACGTATCAGACTGGATAGATTCATTAGAAATTGCGCGGGAAAAAGCAGTTTCGGATCTGTCGAACACCTCGGTTCCCGATCTCCACACTCTCGGAGACCGGAGAGGAACGAAATCACGTCGATCCGGCCGCTGATGCCGGAGTCGTGGGTGATACTTCTGAACCGAAACGCGACCGGTGCAGCACTCCATCAATAGAAACCTACCAATGTCCGATTCAGAAACAGACACGCAAGACGAATCGCTACAGGCTATCACTGGAATCGGCCCTGACTACGCTGATCGGCTTCGTGAGGCGGGTTACGAAACCCGCGACGACGTGAGCGAAGCAACCCCCGCAGACCTCGAACAGATCGAAGGGATCGGCCCGGAGCGTGCGTCCCAAATCAGCGGGAGCGCAGAAATCGTCGACGACCCTAACGAGGACGCAGCGGCGGAGTCGTCTAGCCCGGACGCGACCGCGACTGCGACTGCGACCGTGGACGCCGAGTCGGGAGACAATCTAGACATTCAGACACCCAAGGCCAAGACGTTCGACGCACAGACCTCCGACGACGACGGCGACGACGACGGTAGTGGGTCAACCGAGGATGCAACGCAGTACGCCATTATTCGGTGCCACTACGAGTACGTCGCACCTGGCCTCTGGATCGACAAACCGGGCACACAGGTGACGGTTGAACTAACTACGCCCGTGGTCGACGCCATCGAGAATGGACGCGCAACGATCGTCCGCGAGGTCGACCCCTCCGAGATCGAATAGCGATGGGATACGTCCGTGACGAGAACTCCATTCCAGATCTCATCGACGGACTCTCTAAAGCAGCCGGCGAGGCGGTCGCAGAGACCGCGAGGGACGGATACGAGCAACAGCAAGAAAACTGGTCTCAGGGAAAGGACGCGACCGGAGATCCGTGGCAACCTCTTAGCCCGACCACGATCGAGCAGAAAGGCAACGATCGAATTCTCGTCGATACCGGTCGTATGAAGTCGAAAATTGAGTTGGCTATCGACCGTGATGCCAATCTCGCAGCGATCGGCCCGACAACCAAACGTAGCGAGGAACTGCTGGCGCTACACGAATACGGTGTTCCGGAACAGAATCTCCCGGCTCGTCCAGTCATGAGGCCCACGGCACGATATCTCCGTGGACGACTCCGTGATTCGACTACGGAACAGGTTGGCCGGCTGATCGACGCGCTCACGATTTGACGGACGATTCCCGAGGAAATGTTAGAGGACGTTATTCAAGAGTTCGGGAGGAATCACGAGTTCTACGATCTGGTCTCAAACGACGACACCGACTCGGATGGTCGAACCGAATACGAGTTCTCGGATTCGCCCCGTGATGTGCTTGCTCTTCTCCGAGACGACGATTCTGAACGTGAGAACCTCTCTATCGGGGAATCAGAACACTATCGCTGTGTCGGGTTCTTTCTGAAGAAGTCGGATGTAGAGACGGGAGGTGTGCTAATCGACGCGGCCCACCCGGACGGAACGGGAGAGCCGTTGAAGCTAACGCGGCCACAGCATGGCCGGACAGAAAACATCCTCCGGTACGTGCTGGTCGAAGCCGAATCTGATCCGCGGTCGTCCGGAGATGACGCTGGTGGCGGTGAAACGGGCGACGACGGGTTCACGGAACTCTAGAGGTATTCGCTGGTGATCCCATATTCAACTCAGAACCGGGTTTTCGACGCCCTCCCGGACGCATTTGATCTCACCTATACCGACGACTCTGGTACAACCCAGGAAGGACGGTTTGAGATCACGCAGAAGTGGAAGAACGAAGGCACTGAACCCGATCAGCAGGTCTATCATCTGCTGATGGCGAATTTGGATCCGACCGGTGTGGTACGGGATCCAGACGAGCTCTCGTTAGGGCCACGCGAGATCCGAGACGGCACTTCGACGACGGTTGAGGAAGTGTATGGGACGCCCGTCTATGACACCCTCAATCTCACCACTGTAATCAAAGGGAATCACGAGATCACGAACACGTCACCGGGCGAGCGGGCCAGTCAGTTCATACCGCCGCTAGAACGGTATCTCCGGTACGAATTCCCGAATGAGCTAGCGGATGACTCTCTTGTAGATTCGACCGACGTACGCGTCGAGATTCCCCGACAGCACATCGGGTCTGCAACGGACGTAAGTGGCTATGTGGGCGACGAAGACGTTGTTAGATACTCGATCTCGCTTCGGTTGAACTATAGCCTCACGTACGTCGACGAGATCGAAACGGTGGCTGGACTCGATATCGATCTCAAAGCCAGCCAGCACGCTGAACCGAAACGGATCGAGGTCCGTTTCTGACGGTCAGCCACTCGTTTCGTACGGGGCAACCTGTTTACTCGACAGTGGTTGCGAGAAGCCTACGCGGTAGCGCCGCCTGCCCGGTCGTGCCGGGCGTGGGCTGTGCCTCTATTTGGAGGCCATATTGCACTCGATAGATCTCCTCTGATAGAGAGGTGTGGGGCATCCGCTTGGAGGGCAGGTTGCCCCTTATCAGGTTCAACTCCTGACGGGTGCATGGAAGTGCCCTTCATTTGCGATCCCGGCGGTTGTGGACCCGAAGAAACAATGCTCTATCTTCGGAGACCCACAGAATTGCACTCCGAGAAGGGTGGTTGTTGCTCGCCCACCCCATCTGCAATCTGAGCAGACCATACCTAACCACTCTCTATGCCTTCGCCTCGCGTATCTATCAATACGTCTACTACCACGGCCTCCGTACCGCGGGAGACGTTCAACGACGTGGTGATCTTCAGTCCGATGGAGACTGCACCCCCAGGGGACGCATCGTTCAACCAACCGATCCGATACGACTCTGCACAGGACGTATTGGTCGACTTCGGGGATGGCAGTGATGCCCACGTCTCCGCACAGGCCCTCGACGCCATGGGGGCAGCCTACTACACGATCTTGGCTCCCGAGATCACGTCGGTGACCGACGAAGTTCTCGGCGATTCCGACACCACGAGTGTCAGCTCCGGAACGGTATCTAACACTCCGATCTCGGAGTCTGCTGACGTGACTGTCTCGGTCGACGGGACGAGTATGACGGTCATCTACGTGACCGAATCTCCCCCGGACTCCGACACCACGCCGGGTACAGAGGAAGCACACGTCAACACTGACACGGGAGAGGTCGTGACGGGGACCTCATCCTCGGGCACCGGTTCTGGTATCCAGGTCTCTTATACTTACACCGACTGGACGCCCGCGTTCGACCAACTCAACCAAGACGAAGTGGACGTTGCTACCCTCTCGAACGCTCGGCTCAACAAGTCGGGAATCGGGGACGCTGACGAACTGACGGCCTGGGCCAGTGGCAACGGAATCCACGTCCCGTTCGTGGGTGCCAACGCGGCGGACTATTCCTCTGATCGGGACTACCGGAAGGATATGCACCAGATCGCTGGATACGTCCCGAGCGCGGACGTGTCCTTCACCGCCCACAAGACCTCTGACGATCTTGCGGCCTACATCGCTGGTCTGCTCGTCACTCAGCGCGTCTGGGAAGACCCGAGCATGGAAGGCCGTGGGTTCTCGGGCCTGAGTGTCAACGGGGGCTTCAACACCGCCATGATCGGCGACCCCGAAACGTCAGACACGTTCGAGGGCGGGATGTCTACGGCGAACTCCGAGCACGTCGGACCCATGAACGTTCTCGAAAACGTGCAGGGAACGTGGGTCCTCAGCAATGATCTGACGACTCTCGGAGCCAGTTCGGAATACAGGTATCTCGACGTGCGTCGGACGGAGTCGTTCGTCGAGGAGAAGGCGACCGCGGCGCTGGTGTCGCTCAGCCTCGATACCCAGATCCCGTTCAATAAGCGCGGGCGGGTGATGATCCACAACGAGCTCCTGAACACCCTCGAAAGGTACAATACGGTGGGTGTGTACGACCCCAACTCGACGACAGAATCCACGTCGGGGTCAGATTCGGATTCGGACTCGGGCTCGGGCTCGGGCTCGGACTCGGACTCGGATTCCGAAACCGATTCGGACATCACGACGGCCACGGACAAGACGTCTCTGAGGTCCAAGCAGCTCCTCAAGCCGAAGGCAGCCAACCGGTCTGGTCCGTACTCGAACCTCCAGATCAACGTTCCTCCGGCCGACGAGATCGACGCTACCCGACGTGACAATCGTATCTGGGGAGTCATCGATATCACTTACCGGATCAACGGAAGCGTCCATCGGTTCGAGCTGGATATCCAGACTCGGACCCGTAGCCCCGACACTACGCAGACGGCGTAAGCCGAGACTGACGCGAGAATCGCCGGCCTCCCCGGTTGAGAACGCCTGCGGTCTATCAATGCGGTCGCTTCTACTATGGCTGCTCTATCTGGGGATCCTGTCCCCAACGTCAAGGAGTATAACCCGAGAACTGCCGAACTCACGATCGGCTCGGTCACTCTCGTGGATGCAGCACAGATCGAGATTTCCGGAGACAAGGGCCACGGCCAAGAGAACGCCCTCGGCGGTACGGGCATCTGGGTCGACAACGTCCCCCGCGTCGAAGGCACCGGCGCGGTCCACGCGACGAGCCCCAACATCGACAGTCTCAAGTCGCTGTGGGCGAACTCGCAGACCTTCGACGTAACGTTCTCCCCGTCCGATGACTCCGGTGAATCGGGCTCTGCGCTGATCGGATGCCGGATTCAGTCGTTCTCCCGTGACGCCGTGGAGATCGACAGTATGCCAGCGATTTCCTTCGATTTCGCTGGGTTTGACATCCGTTAGTCTGGTGATATAACTCGGAGAGTCGCACGGACGCGAGACCAATCCCTGTTTTTTCAGTACGCGCTTCACAGCGCACCGCAGTGCCGCTTTCATAACACAAAACGATGTCTGGAAACCCCTCTGAATCGGATGCCGACGATGAGGAATTGTTCGTTGAATCGCATAGCCGCCCGCAGCACGCTACGGACCAGAGCGCCGACAGCGAAGATGTACGGGGTGGTGAGCCGGCCGGTAATGCCGCCGACCCCCGCGTTCAGAAGAGTGCGGAGACGGAAGCTGCCTCGGGAGGGCGAAAGATCATCACTGACGACGATCTCCCCGAGGGAATGTCTGTCGACGATATCCAGACGGCTGCGGACGAGTCTGATCGGCCGTCGTCTGAACCGTCGGAAGAATTCCTCAACTCGCTTAGCGAGGAGAACGCAGCGAAGTTTAAGGACAGCGATACGGACGTGTCGTCGGAGGAATCGGCCGTAGACGCTGCCACGAACGGAGAAGACAAAGTCCCCGAGGAAGATGTGGACGAGGGCCTAGAAGCCCTCAACTCCGCAGCAGAAGACGCAGAGGCCATCCGAGAGGAGGCAGGTAAATCCGAAAGTGCGGAAGACCCGCTAGCCGAGTACGAAGACCAGGATCTCGATTCGCTCTCGGAAACGCCAGATGCGTTCGAGTACACTCACCGGGGCGTGAAGTTTCTGCTAGCCCCTCCGACGACGGCCTCTGACTCTACTGAATCCACCGACGCTCGCGAGGAGTTTCAGAAGATGCAGGGGGCCATGCAAAAGCTCCAGAACGGCGAAGAAATCTCTGATCACGAACGGGAAACTGTCGACCGGATGTTGCAAGAGGTCGTCCAGCGCGTCGTGCGTGCGCCAGAGATCTCCGACAGCCAGTGGGAGGAGTGGCCTGATGGCACCCAGAACGCGCTTGTAACAGCGACAGCAAACTACCTACAGGATATCGTGTCGGGGTTTACGAGAGAGCGCAAGGATGGGCTCGATCCCGAGACGCTCAGATAGCAGATGCAATCGCCAAGCGGTACGGTGCGCTGTCTCCGTTAGATGTACTCGGGTTGGATTGGCGAGAGCGTGAGGCTCTGGCCGCATTAGTGTCCCACCGGATCGAGAAAGAAAACGAGCGCCGTCGACAGGACTCATCCATGACTCGGTTCCAACAGAGTGGCGCCCCAGAGGAATGGAAGCGAGCAGAACAAAAAGAACGGAGCAGATATGATTAAAAACCACAATGGAATAGCGGAACTGTCTGTTCACAAGGACGGCACCAAAACCGCCGTAGTGTATCGGACTGTGAACGACGAAGTAATCGTTGCACAGGGAAGCGGGATGAGCGAAGCACTTGCGATGATGGCTAATGAAGTGGGTGGCTTTCCCCTTCGCTTCAACTATCCTGACGAGCTGAACTTGGAGCAGACAGTAGCGGAGAAAGGCACCACATCAATAGAGCGCCTCGAAGAACCCGCGAGTCCCGAACTGGATTTCGATGCGCCAGCAACCCCGCCTCACAAAGATGAAGGGTGGTCGGAGTGAAAGAGTGCTTTAAATGCGGTGCCGAAATGCGGCCCCACAACTCCGCTTACCAGCCGTGGGATGAAGAGATAAAGGTCCTATGGAAGCCGGCGTCGGACAAAGACGAACACGTCGAAGAAACCGACTCCGGTGGGAAGCACCCAAACACCACCAGCCGAAGGTTTTGCTCCGTCGAATGTCTGGAGGCCTTCGTCACGATGAACTATTCGCTGAAACCGGAGGATGGACAGTGACTGATGATCCAACGATCACACCGACTAGCGGCCCTCGGGAACACGCTCCAGATCCTGAGCCGTCGAACGGAACGGGGTCTGTTGACTACGAGGCACAGGATCTCTCGGTCCTCCCTGACCACCGAGAAGCAGAGTTAGAATACGCTGGCTTCACGTTCAAAGTCTCTGAACCCCAGTCCTTCGACGAATCCTTCACTCTCGTAATGGCGGCAGAAGAACCGGTTCTTCTCTGCCAGCGAGCACTCCAGGTCATAATCGATCGTCCGGACCCGCTAGATGAGGTCCGGGCCGAGCTAACGCCATGGCAGACGGTGGTACTCGCAACTGCGGCACTCGATTGGTGCGGTGTGACTGAGATCTTCGACGAGGTCCAGGACCGGGCGCACCTACAGAAGCGGGCGGAAGGCGTCTTCGCAGACGACGAATAGCGTTCTATCGATCGAGGCGGAGGACCTGCCCCGTTCTTATCAAAAATGTCTAGTATAGACGCGATTAGGCGGCTTTCGGTAGTGGTGCGTGCAGATACGGACCACGCCGAACGGGGACTGAAAAGGGTTGACGAGAAAGCCGACGATGTCAAAGAATCGCTCCAAAATACAGAACAGTCTACTGGCGATCTTGCCGAAGGGACCGACGATCTCCAAGACAAGTTTTGGGGTGCTGCCGCTGCTGCTGATCTGACGCAGGACGAGCTGGAAGCCGTCCAGCGCCAGTCGATGGGAACGGCGGACGAGTTTGAGGACATGGGCGAGAAGGCCGATATGTCCGCCGAACGCGCCCAACGGGTTGCGACGGCGCTGAACGGAGTGGTGGAAGACGGGAAGGAGATGTCGGCGGTCACCAACGATATCGACGATATTTCCGGAGCGATCGATGCAATCCCTGAGGAAGTTCTCGACCTCGATCAGATCGATCAAATCACCTCACAGGTCCGAGAGGCCCACGAATCTCTTGAGGGAATTCCGGAGACGCTGAACCAGATGGATGCTGGGGACGAGATCACTGCGACAGTCTCGTCGACCGAAGAACTGGCCGAGGTTTTCGGCCAGCTTGATGTTCCGACTGACGAGATTGAAAGCCTCAGTCCAGCCGCACAGAAGATTCTTGACACATCCTTGGACGCGGCCACTGGCGTCGAAACACTCTCTGAGGAGATCGACGAGCAGGGCAAGAAGGCCCTCCGGAACGCAAAGAAACTAGAGGAGTATAACGACCGGACCGGCGGGCTATTCAACGCGTTCCTGAAAGCTGCTGGTTCTGCGGGAGTATTCGGTGACGCTCTGAAGGAGATGGACGGTGACGCCCAAGACGTCCATCACGAACTCAGTCGTCTCGCGTCTGTAATGGCGTCGATCCCGGATATTGATTTCCACGCCCGATTAGGGCCGTTGTCTGGTCGGATTAAATCAATCCGCCACATTATCCGCTTCCTACCAGTTCTCGCGGCTGGACTGTCAGGGGTCGGTGCCTCCCTCGGTGGACTTGCAGCAGGGGCGGCTGGTGCCGCCAGCGCATTTGGGACTCTTGCCTATGCTGGCGGTCTCGCTGCCGGTCAAGCCCGTGCCGCGGAATCCGCCTTCGACGACGTGACAACGGCTACAGAAGGCATGGAGGCGTTGTTCAAGGACTACCGGAAACAGGCGCTCCAAGCGATGGAACCGCTCCGGAACCCGGAGATGGCGTCTCTGTTCCTCGGCGTTCTCAACGAAGGGCTCGACATATGGAAGTCATGGATAGCTGTCGTCTCCTCTCTCCAGAGCGAGGTCGTGGGGGTGGCGTCGAGTATTTCGGAGATGTGGGACGGGGGCCTCCAAGCCGAGTTTTTCGCACAGATCGAATCTTCGATCCGCCGTCTTCTCCCGTTAGTAACCCGTCTTACGGAGTCGGCTCTAGCTGCACTCCCGGGACTACTCCGGATGTTCACTGATGCTGCGATAGCCCTCGGACCAGAGATCATTTCGCTGACTGAATCTTCTGGTCGACTATTCGGGTCGCTTGCTGACATCGGAGCCACGGGGCTCTCTGTCGTCGTCCCCGTGTTTGAGGCATTAGCTATCGCCGCAAATGGGTTCGCAGAGGTTCTGGCTATCGCGTCTCCCTTAGTTTCGGCACTCGGGAGTGCGCTCCACGCCTTGGTGAACGCAGCCAGTCCCGCGATTGAGGCAATCGGATCGCTGGTTGGTGCGTTGTACCTCTACAAGTCGATCTCTACAGCGGCAACCGTGATCCCGATGCTTGCGAAATTCCTCACGTCGTTCACTGTGAACGCAGTTCGGGCGACTGCCGCCACATACGGCCTCTCGGGGTCGCTCGGTGGGCTCTCAACCAGTGCGTTCGCTGCGACGACTGCATCCGGCGTTCTCTCTGGCGCTCTCGGTACGCTCTCTGGTGTGCTGTCTAGCGTCGGTGCTGCGGCGTCGTTCGCGTGGTCTGCTCTCGGTGGTCCTGTCGGAGTTCTGTTCGTAGCCCTTGCAGCGGCGATCGGGTTAGTAGCGACCAATACGTGGGGCCTCCGAGATGCTCTGTTCGACCTTCTCGATCCGCTGGCTCCCGTCGGGCAGTGGTTGTGGGAAGTTGGAGAGGGGATCTGGAATATCGCTACGGCCATTGGACAGTTAGCGATCGATACAGTTCTCGCGCCATTCCTCCTGTTTGGGGAGGCGCTGGAGTGGATCGCTGGCGGGTTGGTTGATGTCGCTAGCGTTGCGCTCTCGCCGTTGTCAGAAGAGATCGATCTGGTGACGGACGCTGCGGGCGACCTATTCTCTCTCATTGCGGGCTTCCCCGACCAGCTCGACGCGGTGGCCGAGGGGATCAATGATATCAATCCGAAAGCGGCGCTCAGGGACGCGTTACTCGATGTAAAGATCATTGACTTGTTCCCGATCGGTGCGTTGGCTCATGCTCTGGCCTCCGTATTCGGTCTGGAACAGTATCTCCCGGACCTCACCGTTCGAGACTTAGTCGAAGGGCTCGAAAACGGATTCAAGATCCCGGTTTCGTTTGCTGTACCCGATCTTTCGGTCGATCCCCCGGAGCTATCCGTCCATGACTTAGTGGGCGGAATCGAGGACGGAGTCTCGATCCCGGTTTCGTTTGCTGTACCCGATCTTTCGGTCGATCTCTCACACCCGAACCTCTCGGTCGGAGGGATGCTGGATGAGGTAGGTGAAACTGGAGCAGAGATTCTACAGTCGTTCGTCGATCCGTTTATCGGATTCCTCGAATTCGCCAACCGAGGCGGTGTATTCTCGCCCCTCTTAGGAGAATTCACGGTTCTCGGGACCGCCTTAGAGTTCGTAACTGGAGCCACGCACGAGTTGGCGTACGCGGCCGGGGTAGCGAGTGGAGTCGTTGCAGGACTCTACAGCATCGGTGCCGGGTTCGGTGACTGGATGTTCACACAGGTGATGAAGGAAGTCGCGGGCATCACAGGCTATGTGGGAGAGCGCGTCGAGTCCGCTACGAGAGTCGTGGAGAATCTTTACCAACGGGGTGAGCAATTCGCCAACTGGGCGCTATCCCCTGTCCTCTCGACGATCGCCGATGTCTCCGAATACGTAGACTCGAAGGTCCAACAGGTGAATCAGGCACTTGGGCGGCTTTACGACTTCGGCGTCCAGATCGGTCTGATCACCATCTCGCCGTTTGTCAAAGCCTTCGACGCCGGCAAGCGGGCGGTAGAGGGAATGCGAGATGCGGTCTCGGATCTGTTGGGGATGCTTCCGGACCTCCCGGTACTGCCATTCGGAGGGGAGAACGACACCCCCGAACAACACACGGTTCGCGGTTTCGACAAAGAGGATGCCGCCCGTGAGTCGGGGAAAGCAGCTGCGAAAGGCTTCGCCGAGGGTTCAAGGGACGGTCGTGGAATAGTCACGTCTGCATGGGAGGGCATCATGCAATCCGTCTCGAGTTATATGCCGAGCTCTGACGCCGAGCGTGGTCCGCTGTCTAACTTGACTGCCATGGGGAAAGCCCTCCCGGGAACATTCGCACTCGGGATCGAAGGTCAGTCGGGGATCGCGATTAACGCCATCTCCAACATGGTTGCGTCCCTCCACAACGAGATCCCGGGGTCGCTCCCGACCCCTGGTCTCGGCGGCGATACGTCGTCTGTCGGCGCTGATATCACGGCCGCGTTAGATGGCGGGTTCCCTCAGCCGATCGCTAACGTTGGTGTCTCACCGACGATTCCGACAAAAACGGACGTGGTTCCTCCTCCGCCACCGAGTGGCGACTTCCCGTCGGCGGACGAGATCGGCCGGGCAATCGCCAAACACGGCGGCCGAGAAGGTGACACGAAACTAGATATTACCAACAAGAACAACCTCACCACGTCTCTCAACGAGCAGCGGCTTCGGAAGATTGTCTCGGATATCGGCGTCGACACGGGGCAGGTAGATTCGATCCTCTCACAGATCATCAGCCGGTCGCGGGTCGGGCCGAAACCCGGGAAAGGGTACTGAATGATCGTAGATAGCTCAGGATCCGGCGGTGGGTATGGAACAGATGCAGTAGAGATCATCCCTCTCGGCCCGACCGGGAACACGACCGTGGTTGGTGGTGTGAGTCTAGAGGGGTGTTACAACGCGACCGCCAGCGGCGGGCAACAAGTTCCGACGAAAAAAGTCGACGAGGGATACACGTTTGGGACACGGGTCGGTCCAGATCCGATCGAGGCCACGATGAATATCTGGATGAATCCTCCGACATACACGGCGCTCGAATCACTCCGTGATGCAAACGAACCCATCTCAGTCTATGGCCCGATCTCTCTCGACTCGGCAGCCGTCACGAACCTCTCACGGTCGTTGAGCGGGCAGCGCCCCGGTGCTTACGATGTAGAAGTCAACATACGACAGATCCAGCAGGGGTCGACGATCTCAAGTTCGGTCTCTGCACAGCCAGTCACGGGTCCACAGTCGTCTTCACCGGACGAGGACGGTGGAGTGCCGACTCGCACTCTTTCTTCCCGGAGAAAATAGATGAGCGAACATTTGACGGGTGAATTCAGAGAGGACGACTACGAACGAGTCGCTGTCGTTGACTTCAGCGAGGATATCGAGAAGATCAAGAATAAGATCGCATTCTCGTTCATCATACGCAACTTCGACCCGTGGCCGGGGCAAGACCTATTCTTTCAGTTCGAGTTCTCTAACCCCGCGAATCGGTGGTTGTTCCGGATCGCGAACACGACAGAGGGCGAGTTGGTTCGAGGGCCGGCTATTCTCAACCGACCATACGACTATCGAGACATCGTTCGGTTTCGGTTTGTCGACCCGAGCAACGAGTCTGCCCGCGTCGACCATCGTACCCTGGGGGAAAAGGTCGTCTTAGAATGCTATCCGGGAACGAGGTCTGAAGCCTACCCGTTCGACGACAACTGATACTCCATGTACCAGCAAGTTCGCCGAGTTGTGTTCGGGAGCGGTCTCACTGCCGTAGCGGACGGCAGTGGGAACGACCTAGACATGGACGTGTCCGTCCGTGCCACAAGCGAGAGTCTGAACTTCGAGATCGGGCTCTGGAACCTCAACGATTCGGACTGGCAAAAGATCGAGAAGCAATCCACGGTGAGTATCCAACTCGGATGGGCCGAATCCGAGGTCGAACAGGTCTGTTTTGGTGAAATCACAAAGACCTTTATCGACACCAAGAACAACAACGCCGACACGCGGTATGTGGTGAAAGGTACGGATGCCTCACTCTCGTTGTTCTCGGCTAAGATATCGAAGACCTACAAGGACGAAGATCCCGGGGCCATTGCGCGAGACCTCGCGTCAGAAGTCGGTGCCGACGTGGGCGTGATCGAATCCGTCGGTGAGAAAATCGATGGCCGGTGGCCGGTCAAGGACGACCGTTCGGTCCGTCACTGGCTGCGCCAGCTCCGAAACGAAGCCGGGAAGATGGACGACGAGCAATGGATCTGGTCTGCCCGGCGGGGGAAACTCCACTTCCACCGGAAGTCGACGACGATCAACCAGACCGTCCGACTGTGGTCTGATCGGAACGAGGGGAACCTCCAGGCGGCCGGCCATGCAACAGGCGGGTCGTCTCAAGATGGCGCCCGTGAACTGAGATTTGAGGCGTATCTCGAACCGATGATACGGAAAAACGGGACAGTAGAATTGGAATCCCGAGTTGCGTCGGGTGAGTTCCGAGTTGCAGAGGTCGAATTCATCTCAGATACAGTCTCCGGAGACCACCGAACGACGGGGACGCTCGTCCCTCTCGGTGCTCAGTACAGCGCCCCATACCCCGGTGGGGATGAATTCAAAGAACGGCTTCTACAGAAGTCTGACAAACTGAAGAAATTCTCCCCGTAATCGTGGACGACGCTGCTGCCGCGTTCCGGAGTATGGTCCGGAACCAATTTAGATCGATCTATACGCACGTCTTCTGCCGTGTCACCGAAGTAGAGACCACCGAACAGCAGCATCGGGTGACAGTGGCGGTAAAAGACGACGAACGGGTCGAGATAGACAATATCCCGGTCGCCAGTCCCTATACCGGCGATGGATTCGGAGAGAGATACCCGATCTCCAAAGGGTCTGAAGGAATCCTCTGCATCCTCAAAGATCCGATCGACGAGTATCTCACCGAACGGGGGTTCCTGCTTGAGACGGTCGCCAAGCAGCGACAACACCATATCCGAGACGGGTTTTTCCTCCCGCGAGTTTATTACGACGACGACACTGTCCCGACTGTCGATACGATTCTCGACGGCGCGGCCGGGCCAACAGGATACGACGCCGGCGAGTATCTGTTGTGGCACGAATCCGATTCTCGGATGCGGATCTCATCGGACTCCACCAATGGCGTCATAGATATCATCCATAATGGCGGTCACTACCTCCACCTCTCCGATCAGGTAGGGATTCGGATCCGCAACTCCAGTGGTGACGAAGTGCATCTCGACGGCGGTGCTGTTGTACGGTCCAACTCGGGAGAACGGATCGAACTTTCCAACGGCGCTCGAATCGTCCATCCAAACGGCCACACGGTGTCTGTGACCGATTCAGATACAGCCGAGGCAACAGTCGAACGTGCGGATGGATCGACAGTAGACGTGCGTGTCAGCCGTTCAGAGGTGAGTCTATCGCTTCCGGACGAATACAACGATCACGCGACGGACCCACGGGCAACGCTTTCGGCTGACGACGCAGGACAGACAACCGTCGACGGACGAACAGCGATAGGTGATGCTGATGCCTACCGGGTAGATCGAACGACAGAAAACACCGACTCAGACGACCCCCGAGACTACCAAGAAGTCGGCGAACCGGTTGAGCCAATCCTTGACCCGTCGGACGATGCCGAGACGGAATACGACAATCCGGCGTCGGTCGACGCCGTCGCCCCGGTAGACCACGGATTCTTTGAGATTCGGCGTCACGTCCCAGAACGGCGGATGAAGGACCCCGATCCAACGGTCACAGACGAGACTGATCCGCGGTATGTGGAAGTTCCCGACGCCTGGAGGACGAACGACACTCTCCCGGTTGGATACACGTGGATTAACCTGTCGACAGCAGAGAAGAAGATGATCGACACATCTGGTTCAATCGTTGTGACTCAGACGCTTTGATTATCGTCTCTGGTCTCCGACCCCAATGGACAGAATATAAAGAAAACAATACACAACCCATGTCTGACAACCCAGAAGTCGTATATATTCGCCCGAAGCAGAGTTACGTTGAAGGAATCTGGTTCGACCCAGATCAGGTCGGAGAAAATAAACCAGCCATCCCCGTCAAGAACACGGAGCGTATTCAGCGAGCGATCGAGGACGGGGCTGCTGAACTTGTTAAGACTGAACGGACCGCTGACTCGCAGTTGCTCCACCCTGACGATGCTCGGACGTACTTTGGATCCGACAAGGATCTCGTACGGTATTACGACTCTAGTTCTGGTGAACTGATTTTCTCTGATCCAAATACCGGGTCAGTGGTGGCGAAGTTCCCCAGCGACGGTGGAACGCCCCACTTCCCTGATCTGTCGTCCGGGTCACACAAGGTAAACGGGACCGAGATCATCCCCCAGAACACCGAACCGACCGACGCGTCGGAAGATGCTCTGTGGGTGGATCAATCAGGGCATGGAAGTTCAACCGTCCGGGAGAAAGGACCACGTGGGTGGCGAGATATCTCCGAAGCCCCTACACCGGAGGGGCCGTCCGGGAACTGGAAGTTGGTCGTTCAGGACGAATTCAAAGGCGATAGCCTCAATACGGATCTGTGGGGCATCAACGGTGGGGAAACCAAAGACCCCCTCAACGACGACGCAGATGCAGATGACTCGCTCGTCGATGTCTCGAATGGCACCTGTACCCTCCAGGTGACGAGCGATGGTAGTGGAACGGGTGGCTGTTATCAGGGTCCGATCTCTACGTACCCCGGAGACCAGAGCTACCACGCGAACGTCGGGTATAAGGCCGGGAATCAGGGCGTCTATATTGAGACCCGGGCAAAACTAGCCGGCCCCAGAAACGGGTTGCTACCGGCGTTCTGGATGAATCCTGTGGGGTCTGGATCATGGCCGCCGGAAATCGACATATACGAGCTATTCCAGACCTCGAGCGATCCGGACGACACCGTCACCGACCAGTCAGCACACGGCACGACGACTGGACAGGCCGGCGACGACTCCAATAGCTTCGGGGTAGGGTTTTCGCATGATCACGGCGAAGCCGTCACCGACGAGATGCACGTTTACGGGGCTGCATGGTACCCCGATCGAGTCGAATTCTATATTGACGGGGAATTCGTTGGTGCTCACGACCTCATCGATATCATGCGGACGATGAACGACTCGGACCGGAACGACCTTTATGTCAAGTTCACGACTCACGTCAACCGAGTCGGCAATGCTGATCTCCAGTCGTCGTGGACCGAAGAATCCGAGATCGACTACGTCCGGATCTGGGAACTGGAGGACACCCCCGCAGACGCTCCTGTTGCCCCTTCGTTTGAACGTATCGACAACTTCGACGGCGGCACGTTCGCTAGTGGGTGGCAAGATCCAGACTCGGCTTGGACGACCACGACTAGTCTCTCGAGTTCTGGGTCTGCGAGTGCGACCAATAGCGCCAACAACTCTCGTCTCGGATGGGAGGGATCGCCCAACTTCCGTCCGGGAAAACCAGGGACGAAGCTGGAGACGACGTTCGCGTTCGACGATTCGACCACCTCGGATCGGTTAAATATCGGATTCGGTACCTCGGCAACGGGATCGGGGCCGCTCTACCGGTTGGACATCTTGGACGAGGATCTCTATGTGTTCGAGACCGGGGACTGGAACAGTCTTCACCACGATAATGGATTCTCGATGGGATCGGACATGAGCTTCCACACTGCGACGATTGAGTTCACTGACTACAACTTCCGGTACGAAGTGAAGGATCCGAGCGGCAACATCCTCTCACAGCACGCGTTCTACGATGTGAACGGGTACGACGGATCTGTCTGCACCTACAACGCTGAAGAAGGGACAGTCTATATCGACGAAGTTCGGATCGCTCGTCGGTAGGCAACTGCTCGCCCGATAGGTTGAACGAGATGAACCAGTAACCTCTCTTTCCCCACCCATGTCAGACGACGATAAGCTTCTCACGCCGGCCGAGCGCAAGGCACGCCGAGAGGGATACGAACCCGGTTCACGCTACGGAAAAGCACTGGCGCTTGACGCAGACGGCGACCTGATAGTTCGGCGAGGGAGCTTTGCTCGCGTTTATGATCAGGATGCTGTGATCCAAGACCTCAAAGTCGCACTTCTCACTCCAGAAGGCCCGGACGTACCCCGGTCTGATCCGATCCGGCCGGACTATGGTCGAGACATCTTCCGGATGCTCGGCGAATCGGTGGGCTCGTTCCGTCGCGAGATTCGGCGGACGATCGGCCCCGATGCGGACCCACGTGTTGAGTCGATACTCAATATCGATATCACATGGGCGCCGTCTCCCGCGAACCGGTCTGGTGCGATAGTCGACGTACAGAGCTCGCTCGAAGAATTCGATGGCGTCCACTCCATCACGTTCCCTGCACCGAATCTGGACCCAGACGCCAACGAACTGTAGTCACTACATCACGTGACATCCTCCCCGCCGTAAACGGCGGGGCTTCCCACACGGTGGGAATCCGGCTTGGAAGGTTTCAGTCCGAATACGCCGAGAGCGTCATCTGTCCGGTCCTCGGACTCGTCTCTCGGTGGACTGTGGCGCTGTCACAGGCGCTCCCGTCCTGTG